TAATATTTTTTACCTCTGTGCTTTATGCACGGAGGTTTTTGTTTGTGGGGGGGAATTTATATTCTTTTACCTGTAAACTATGTATTTGAGGTAATAGTATGGCTAAAAAGAAAGATGTTAATTGGAAGAAAATTAAAACTGAATACATTACAACTGACATCAGTCAACGTAAATTAGCCGATAAATACAAGGTTGCTTATCCTACTCTGCGTGACAGATGCAAGACGGAGGGCTGGTATCAGGACAAAAAGGAATACCGTAGCACGGTCGTTACAAAAGCAATTGAAAAATCTGCGGCAAAGGAAGCATCCCTGCTTGCTGCTGAGTATGAGATTGCCTGTCAGTTTGTAAAGCTGCTGGGTGATTCGCTGAATGATAATACATATCAGTCCACAACTGATTTCGGAAAGACGGTTGTGACCGACAGCCTTGATACGAAAAAGATACTTGAAGCTGCGAATGCACTGACTAAGTTTATGGATATCAAGCGTATCATCAAGGGGCATCAGACCGCACAGGAGCAGCAGTCACACGAGCTTGCTGTACGTAAGCTTGAACTCGAGGAGCAGAAGGCAAAGAAGGACAATGCTGAGGATAAGGAAATCAGAGTTGTAATTGATAAGGATGTGGAGGAATTTCTTGTATGATTGTGAAAATGGGCGTTCCTCAGCCGAAGCAGATTGATTTCCTGAAGGACAGACACAAATATGTTGCCTATGGCGGAGCACGCGGCGGAGGGAAGAGCTGGACACTGCGTGAAAAGCTCAGACTGCTTGGAATCTATTATGCCGGTATTCAGATGCTGCTTGTACGAAGAACTTATGCAGAGGTTACGAAGAATCATCTGAAGCAGCTTAAGAAAATGCTTAAAGGCATTGCCAAATACAACAAGACGGAGAAGATATTTTACTTTACAAACGGCAGCACGCTGACGCTGGGCTACTGTGCCAGCGATGATGATGCAGACCAGTATCAGGGTACGGAGTATGATATTGTGGCAATTGACGAGGCAACGCAGATGTCAGAGCTTCAGCTCAAAAAGATTGCTGCCTGCTGCAGAGGTGTAAATGATTTTCCTAAGCATATTTATTACACCTGCAATCCAGGCGGACAAGGACACGCGTATATTAAGCGCTTGTTTATCGACAGAAGATACACCGAGCAGGAGGACGGCGAGCAGTATTCCTTTATATCCGCTAAGGTTACGGATAATATGGCACTGATGAAGTCTGACCCTGAGTATATGAAAACACTGCAGGCATTACCGCCTAAGCTGCGTAAGGCGTGGCTTGACGGTGACTGGGATATCTTTGAGGGACAGTTCTTTGAGGACTTTATTGATAAAGAGGAGCACTATAAAGACAGACGCTGGACGAATGTGATTGAGCCCTTTGAGGTTCCACAGTCCTGGACTATTTACAGAAGCTATGATCACGGATATTCAAAGCCCTTTAGCTGCGGCTACTGGGCTGTCGACTATGAGGGCAGAGCCTATAGAATACTGGAGATTTACGGCTGCACCGAACAGCCTGACGAGGGTGTAAAGTGGGAGGTCAACAAGATATTCAGCACCATTAAGGACTTTGAAAACGAACACCGCTGGCTTAAGGGCAAAAAGATTATAGGCGTTGCTGACCCTGCTATATGGCAGAAGGACACAGGCGAAAGCATTGCGGATACGGCGGCAAAGCACGGCATTTATTTTCAGAAGGGCGACCACAAGCGAATACCCGGCTGGATGCAGTTTCATTATCGGCTTGCCTTTGATGAAAACGGTGTGCCGATGTGCTACATCTTCAAGACCTGCAAGCATTTCATCAGGACGATTCCGACGCTGCAGTATTCCGAAACCATACCGGAGGACCTTGACACAAAGCAGGAGGACCATATCGCAGACGAGGCAAGATATTTCTTTATGTGTAATCCCATTAAGCCTAAGGCACCGCGTAAGAAAGAGAACGTGGACGAGTTTGACCCTCTTAATCTTTATCGTGACAGGCATATATATTCACAATACAATCAAATTGCATAGGAGATAAACAGAATGGCAGATATTAAATCAAAGGACAGAAGAAAAGAATTCAGTGACAAGGTGAATGTGCTTCAGGCACAGAAACAGGAGCTGGAGGCAAAGGGTGAAGAAATCGCTCAGGCAGACAGTGGCGAGGAATCTATGGCACAGGATCACGCTTTACAGTCGACTGCAGATACGGATACAACAGACCGCAGAGCAGAGTTTGCCGAGAGGACACAGCAGCTATACAGTATGCAGCAGGATTTGCAGAACAAAAGTGATGATATTGCAAGAAAAGGCACAACCGGTGCTGACGGTATGAGCCCTGCTTTGGCATCTCAGCCTGCGTCTGCAGTTGACAGCAATAAGGTCAGGGAGTTCACACAGATACTTGAAAAGTACAAGGAAGGCAAGAAAAACCTTGACGAACGTATCAAAAACAATCAGGAATGGTGGAAGCTGAGGCACTACGGTAATATGTCACCAAAGACAGGTACTGCCGCCGCCAATGATAAATCGCAGAAGAATACCGCAAGGCCGAAGAGCGTAACTGCCTGGACAGTGAATTCTGTTATCAATAAGCACGCGGATTATATGGATAATTACCCTGAGGCCGCCTGCCTTCCTGTTGAAGCAGCAGACGAGGAATATGCCAATACGCTTTCATCTGTTATTCCTGCTATATATGAGCGCTGTAATTTTGAGCAGACCTATTCTGATGAGATGTGGTACAAGCTCATTGCCGGTACAGGTGTGCTCGGTTACTTCTGGGACAAGGATTTGCTTAACGGTCTCGGAGATATTGCAATCCGCAAGTGCGATATTCTGAATCTGTTCTGGGAGCCCGGAATTTCGGATATACAGGAATCGGAATACTTTTTCCATACCCAGCTTATGTCCAATCATAAAATAAGAAATATGTTTCCTGATATTCCTGAGCTGAAAACAAGGCTTTCAAATCCAACAGTCAATGTGACGACATACAATTACGATGATACGGTTGAGACCTCTGAGCATTCTATGATTGTTGATGTATATTATCACAGAGTGAATGCCAGCGGAAATACCGTGCTTCACTACTGCAAATACGTAAATGATATTGTGCTCTTTGCATCGGAAAATATGGAGCAGTATGCCGAGACAGGCTATTACAGGCACGGCAGATATCCCTTTGTGTTTGATACAATGTTTCCTGTTGAAGGCAGTCCCTGTGGCTTCGGATATATTGATATCGTCAAAGAGGTGCAGAAGGATATTGACGAGCTTAACGATGATTTTATGCACAACGCGAAGGAGGCATCACACAGACGCTATATCGTCAATAATGCCAGCAATATCAATGAGGATGAGCTTATAGACGTTACAAGGGAGATTATTCACGCGGAGGGCAATTCGCTTGACGAGGGTAATTTCAAGGAGCTTGTTACAAATCCGCTGGACGGCATTTATATGGGTCTGCTGCAGCAGCGTATTGATGAGATTAAGGAGGTTAGCAATAACCGAGATGTATCAAGCGGCGGTACAACCTCAGGAGCAACGGCTGCATCCGCTATTGCTGCAATGCAGGAGGCAGGATCAAAAACCTCAAGAGACCAGGAAAGCTCATCCTACAGGAGTTTCAAAGAGGGCTGTTATTTTGTGATAGAGCTTATGGCGGAAAATTATGAGGAAACAAGATATTTCCGCATCACAGGGCAGAATGGTGAACAGCAGTTTGTGGGCTTCAATAATTCAGGAATAAAGCCGCAGGTTGAAACAGACCCACAGACAGGTATTGAAACCAGCAGAAAGCCGATATTCGATATCAAGGTTAAGCCGCAGAAGCGTTCACAGTATTCCACAATCTCACAGAATGAGCTGATGAAGGAGCTGTGGGGTGCAGGCGTATTCAATCCGCAGAACGCAACGCAGGCGGTTGTGTTAGTCCAGCTTATGGAATTTGAGGGCAGGGAAAAGCTGCTTCAGATTCTGTCACAGAACGGAACAATATATCAGCAGCTTATGCAGTATCAGCAGATTGTTATGACAATGGCGCAGCAGCTTGACGCATTGACAGGCTCCCAGTACACTGCACAGGTGCAAATGGCAGTGCAGGCAGGACAGGTGCCAATGATTTCAGGCTTGGGAGGACAGGGTGGAAAGACATCTGATACAATGTCCTCCGCTACGAACGGCAACAGCATTGTCGATAAGGCGAGAGAGGAATCGAGACAGAGGAGTGAGGTCAGAAGATGACAACCGTGAATATCAATACTGTAAACGGTATAACCGTTGTATCGGTTGCAGGTCACGCTGAATATTCAAAGGACCATAAGGACATTGTGTGTGCTGCAATATCTGCTATCACGCAGAGCTTACTCCAGACGCTTAAGTATTACGAGGAGCAGAAGAAATGCAGGATATTAAGCGAGCAGATAAAGGAGGATATAGGCACGGCATTGTTTTCCTTTTCAAGCAGGGAAAAAGCGGTGACAGATGCCCTTATCAATATGGCGGCAATGGGGTATATGATGCTTGAAAACGCCTATCCGAAAAATATTTCGGTAAATATCGAATAGTGGGGGGGAAATCGTTCCCCCTCTTTTTTTATAATACAGTCAGAGTGATTCTCCGACACAGTGAAAGGCTGCGAATACAGTAAAGGTGGTAAGACCATGAACAAAATGAATGATTCTGTTAAGCCAATGAACTTACATCTGTTTGACGGTGCAGCCTCAGCAGGTGACGGCGGTGCACAGTCGGCTTCATCGGCAGCAGCAGGAATGAGTGACACATCGGCAATGAATACCGATAACACTCAGTCAGTAACAGGGCGGGATACGGACAATGGTATCAATTCACAAAAGCAGGACGCCGCTGCTTCTCGTCAGGACACAGCCGTTACACCTTCTGACGATGAAAGAAGAGCACAGTTTAAAAGTTACATAAAGGGTGAGGGCAAAGCCTTTTTTGATGAGCACGTTCAGAAAATTATCAATAAGCGCTTCGGACAGACCAAAACGCTTGAGGATAATGCAAAGAAAATTGAGCCGATGCTCAAGGCACTTGCATCAAATTATGGTGTGGATGCCTCTGACCTTGACGGCTTATCCGATGCAGTTTTAAACGATAACAGGCTTTATGAGGAACGTGCAAGGGAAAACGGAGTATCCGTTGATGTTCAGAAAAAGTGGGATGCTATGCAGCGTGAGACGGAAGAGCTTCGTGCATTGCAGGAACAGCAGGAGCAGAGAGAGCGTTCAGAGAAAATACTGAACAACTGGAAGGCTCAGGCTGAGGAGCTTCGTCAGGAAATCCCTGACTTTGATTTGGACACAGCACTTGAAAATACGGATTTCTTTGATTTGCTTGCACACGGCCATAAGATTAAAACTGCATACAACGCAGCTTTCCCTGAACAGTTTGAGAGAAGAGTTGCCGCTAAAACAGAAAAGCAGGTAACGGATAATATCCGCTCAAGAGGTATGAGGGTGAGCGAGAACGGTGTATCTTCAAACGCAACGGCAACACAGCGGTTTGACGTTAAAAATCTTACTCCTGCACAGAGAAGAGAGCTTGCCAACCGCGCTATGCGAGGAGAAGAAGTTAAATTTTAATCATAATCTCTCCTCAGAATTTTTATGAAGGAGATTTTAACAATGAACAAAACATTTTCAAAATTTGCGCGCAAGTTCAACATCAGACTTTTTGATGCACCGAACTATAACGTACAGACAACTGCATCAGGCGATTTGTCTGATGAAATGAAAACCTATTATTCAGATTATCTGATTGACCTTGTTGAGCCTCACCTTGTGCACGATCAGTTTGCACAGAAGAAGAACATCCCTAAGGGCAGCGGCAAGACAATCGAGTTCAGAAAGTATTCACCGCTTGCAAAGGCACTTACACCGCTTGTGGAAGGTGTAACCCCTGACGGCAACAAGCTTTCTGTATCTGTTATTACTGCTGAGGTTTATCAGTACGGCGATTACATCACCCTTTCTGATATCCTTACCCTCACAGGTATTGACAACAATATTGTACAGGCTACCAAAATTCTCGGCTCACAGGCAGGCAGAACGCTTGACACGGTTACAAGAGAGGTAATGGCAGGCGGTACAAATGTACTCTATGCGCCTGATATCAAAAATGCGGATACTGAGGTTATCGGCAGACAGTTCATCACATCAAACAACAAGTTTACTGCTGACTGTGCTTTTCAGGCAAAGGCAATTCTCGGCGGTATGAATGCTGTGCCGATTGATGAATCCTATGTTGCTATTATTCACCCTTACGCTGCGTATGACCTTATGCGTGACCCTGAGTGGATTGATGTAAAGAAGTATGACAGCGATGATTATTACAAGGGTGAAATCGGTAAAATCGGCGGTCTGCGTTTTGTGGAAAGCACAGAGGCAAAGATTTTCTGCGGTGACGACCTTGCTTCTGACAGCCGCAATCTTAAGGTATCATCTGTTGCAGACAAAACTGTAACCTTTACAGGCGGTACAGTTGCAGCCGATTCACTCGTGGGCAGAATGGTTATTATTGAGAGCAATGTTTATGAGGTTGCATCAAACACCGCATCAACGATTGTTCTTACCGAAGCACCTGCATCAGGCACAGTGAAAGCCAATGATATTATTTATCCCGGTGAGGGCGGTGCAGAAGGCTGTGCAGTATTTGCAGTAACCGTTATCGGTGAAAATGCTTATGCAACAACTGCCCTTGAGGGTGCAGGACTTGAGCACATCTTCAAGCCGCTGGGCTCTGCCGGTGCTGCCGACCCTCTTAATCAGCGTGCATCAGCAGGCTGGAAGGCTACAAAGGCTGCTGAAAGACTTGTTGAGGAGTATATGCTCAGAGTTGAGTGCGGTTCCAAGTATTCAACAAAGGCAAAGGCGAACTAATAATTCAGGGGAGTGGGATTGATTTCTCACTCCTGCACGAAAGGAAGTACAAAGAATGGCTACTAAAAAGACAGAAGATACTGTTCAGGACAGCAAAGCACCTGAGCAGCTTTCAAACGAAGATATTATGTCGAAGCTCAATGAGGTTATTGAATCAAACAAGAAACTTCAGGAGGAAAACAAAAAGCTCAGAAACGAGCAGAGCAATGTGCACGGTGTGAACGCTGAGCCTGTTGACCCTGAAAAGCAGGCAGCACTTGACCGTATGAATGAAAAGGTGCCTGTCAAGCTCTTCAAGGATAACGGCAAGTACAAGGACGACCTTGTTGTTCAGCTTGCAGGTGTTGCTTATCAGATTAAGAGGGGTATCACTGTAATGGTGCCTCGTGCAGTCTACGATATTATAAGACGTTCTGAGCTGCAGGATCAGCATACCGCAAATATGCTTGACGCACTTCAGGAGGAATACGCAAAGAAAAATTCCTGATTCACAATAAAAAACAGGAGGGACGGAACTTAGCTTGAACAAGTCCGTCCCTTTTTTCAGAGGTGATACTTTATGACAGTTAATGAAGCAATTGAAAGAGTAAATATGCTGAAGGACAACGGCTATGACGATTCAGTAATAAAAGGCTTTATAGAGGACTGCGACAAAAGAATTTACAAAGAGGTTATCAATACCCACAAAAATAACGGCAGCATAAAGCCGTATGAGAAACGCTATCCGCTTAGCGGTGAGGATGAGCTGCTTGCGGATGATGCGTACACACAATTTTATATATTCTACGCAATATGCCAGATAGATGTATTTAACGGCGAGTACGACCGTTACACAAACAATATGATTTTATATAACTCACACCTGTCGGATTTCAAGGCCTATTACAACAGGACGCATATGCCGATAGGTGCACAGAGAATGATAACGGAATAAGGGTGGTTACGATGTCTTATTTACCGCATTTGAATACAACAAGCAAAATGCAGTCGGTGCAGGAGGAATTCAGAGGACTGAATCACAATGTTTTTCTCAATGATACCGAGCTTTATGATATGAAAAATATGTCTGTTGACAATTATCCCTTTGCCTCTCCGAGAAAGAGAAGAGGGAAATTCAAAACAGATAATGGTGATATATTCGGCAGCTTTACCTATGAATCAGGTGTAAAGGTGCACTGCAACGGTATAGCCTCCAAGCAGGGCTTTTGCTTTGCAGAAGGCACAGGATTTTACTACAAAAGCAATACGGATAACACATACAGGTATGTCGGTGAGCTGAGCGACTGCGACAAGCAGTTCGTTTCTCTCGGCTCCTATATACTGATTTTCCCTGACAAGAAATATTTTGACAGCTTTCAGTATATAAACAGGGATAAACCCAATGAATGGTTTGAGGAAAGAGGACTTGAAAGAAAAGCGTTTTTCGGCAGTCTTGAGGCAGAGTTTAAGAGTGCAACACCGGTAGCAATGAATATGTGCAATGTATACGGTGAGGACTATGAATTTAAGTTTGTATCCAAAAATGAGCCTGCGGATGACGAGGTTGAAAACGGTGATATGTGGCTTGATGTTTCCACATCACCGGCAAAGATGATGCAGTACAGTCAGACCTACAGCGGCTGGCTTGAAATCACGTCAAATTATATCAAGCTCACCTTTACATCTGATATAACAAGGAAATTCAGCGGCTATGACGGTGTGACTTTATCAGGCTTTCCAAAAGCCTTAAAGGATTTCAACTCTGCCACAGTTTTATATCAGGCAGGGAAAAACGAGGACGGCTCTTCCTATGTGGTTGTTCCGGGAATCATAAGTCCGCAGACGGATATTGAAAGCCACATCCTTTTTGATGATACACAGGCGAATACGAATAATTCCATTCAATATTATCCGACCTTGTATAAGGAAATGATAACGCAGCAAATAGGAACTACCAATGCGAAAATGACTACCGTTAATTATTACACGGATTCGGAATACTCAAATCCGGTGTATACGGAAGAAATGAGAGTTGATTTTTCCACGCCAAGCGGAACTGTAAGAGCTGCTGATACGCTTGCGGATATCTCGATTGAGAGAAAAATTCCTGATATGGATTTTGTATGCGAGCTGGATAACAGACTGTGGGGCTGTTCAAGTGAAAATCACGAGATCTATTCCAGCAAGCTGGGAAGTCCTTTTAATTTCAACTGCTTTTTAGGTCTGTCAACGGATTCAGGTGTTATTACGGTTGGCAGTGACGGAGATTTTACAGGCTGTGTGGCACATCTCGGTTATGTACTGTTTTTCAAGGAGGATTGTGTACATAAGATTTACGGCACAAAGCCTACAAATTATCAGGTGACGAATGTAGCTCTCAGGGGCGTACAGAAGGGCAGTGAGCGGTCAATCTGTATCGTTAATGAAACATTATTCTATAAGTCAAAAAGCGGTGTGATGATGTTTCAGGGCGCTTTGCCTGAATGTATAAGTGATGAGCTGGGAACAGAGTATTATTCCGATGCAGTCGCAGGTGCCTGCGGCAATAAATATTACATCTCGATGAAGGACAGTGAAAACAAGTGGCAGCTGTTTGCCTATGATACCACAACAGGCTTATGGCATAAGGAGGATAACACGCATTTTAAGTTTACACTTACTGCTTCATCAGATTTGTATTACATCGACGGTGATGATTTATCGCTGAATACCATTCTCGGCAAAGGTGATGCCTTTTCAGTAGAAAGATTATTTGACAGTACACTGACAGACAATGCGCAGTATGTTACCGATATGTACCATATTGAAAGGGAAGAAGCCGTTGAATGGAGCCTTGAAAGCGGTGATTTGTATTCAAACTCCATTGACAATAAATATATCAGCAGGCTGAGAATTCTCCTTGAGCTGAAAAAGGATACAAAAATAAATGTTTATCTGAAATATGATAACGAGAAAAGCTGGAAATGTGTCTGCACAAAGAGCTTTAAATATGCAGGCAGCACAAGGAATACATACAATATTCCGATTGTTCCGCGCAGGAGCAGAAGAATGAAAATCAGAATTTCAGGCGTCGGTGATTGTCTGATACAGGCGATTGCCAAAAGCATTGAACAGGGGAGTGAATTATAATGGCAGACCTGATTAATTTCTCATTGCCGAATATTGATGAAAATACCGATGAAAAAACAATGAAGCAGATAAAGAATTATCTGTATCAGCTGACTGAACAGATGAAATTTTATCTCAACAACATTGATTCGGATAATTTCACACAGGCATATGTCGAGAAGCTGAACGCAATGGCAAGCTCGGCGACCACGAATACAACAGCTATCAACCTTACAAAGAATCTGATTGACAAGTACCGTCAGCGTTTTAAGGCGGAGCTGATTGAAAGTGCCAATCTGATTTCAGGCAACAGCGGCGGCTTTATCATTTTAAGAGATGTTAACGATGACGGCAAGCCGGATGAGCTGCTCATTATGAACGCGGAAAGCCTTGAAAATGCAACAAAATACTGGCAGTGGAATCAGAACGGACTGATGTACGTAGATAAGCTGAACATAGACGATGAGGGTAATCTGATACCGTCGATTGCAATGACAATGGACGGCAAAATCAATGCCAACTGTATTACAACAGGTATTCTGCAGGGCATTGAAATCCGTGCGGCAGAGGGTACAATCGGCGGCTGG